GCGTCGTGCTGTCGTTGGCCAGCATCTTCTTGAGCGGGGGACCTGCCGGGGCGGAGGGCGCCATCGGCACGCCGTTGATCAGCTTCTGAAGCAGGTCGGGGGTCGGCACGAGGGCCGGGGTCGGCGCCGGACCGATACCCAGCTTGTCGTGAATCTTTGCCAGGTTCTTGGACACCAGGCCGCCAGTCTTGCCGTACTTGGCGTCCAAGTGGGTCAGGAGGGCGTCAATATGCGCCTTCTCATCTGGGCTGAGCTGCGCGTACTCCTCCTCGCTCATGTCGCCCAGCAGGGCCAGCTTCTTACCCGCCTCGGCATTTTTCGGGTTGTAATCGCCCGAAAAATACTCCTTGGCCTTGGTGACGTTGAACGGCGGCGGCGGGTAGTGGAACGCAGCATCCCCACCCAGGTCGCTCAGGTTCGCCTGGGCGGCATCCGCCTCCGGGTGGCCGTTCGCGCTGGCCCTCGCGACCGCCTCGATCAGCGTCGTCTTGTCCTTCGCGGAGAGCGCGTCGAACTGCTCCTTTGAGATCTTCTTGCCGACGTACGCGGCCCCGTCGTCGTCGAGGTCGCCGCTCTTGATTGCGGCCAGCCCGACGGGGGCGACGCCGCCGCCCTTCTCCCCGCCGGTGAAGTCGTCGGCAGGCTTCGCGGGTGCGCCGCCGCCCGCGGCCTTGAACTTCTGCTTGCCGTTGACGGGCTCGCCGTCGGGGACCAGGTGGCCCTTCTCGGTGAGGATCTTGCCGGTCACGCCGGGATTCCAGGTCTTGCCGTCCTTGGACACCGCAATGGTGCCGTCCTGCTTCGTGAACTCGACCTCGCCGGTGGCCACGCTCTGCCATAGCAGCTTCTGGTTGGCCGTGAGCCCCTTCGGCGCTTCCGGGGCGTCGGCGGCCACCTTCTCCGCGTCCACCAGGCCAGCCATTGCCGGGGCGGCCTTCTTCTCAGACGCAGGTTCTCCACCCGCGGTGTGCTTCGCCGGGCCGGAGAGCTTGTCGCCCTGCATGACGGTCGGCTCAACCTTGGGCGCGGGGGACCACTTGCCCGACTTGTAGTCGGCCAGGGTCTGGTTCAGCTGCGAGTCGTCGCCGGTCAGCAGGGCGGTGTAAGCGTCGTCGGCGAGCTTGTTGCGCAGGCCCTCGAACAGCTTGCCGTCGCAGTCGCCATCGAGCTTCTTGCAGTGTTTGTCGGCCAGGTGCGCACCGAGGCTCGTGCCGGAGGTCGCGAGGACCGCGCGGTAGTTGGTGTCCTTGCCGGTCGTGTTGTCCTTGGCGAGGGCTTCGGCCAGGCGGTCCTCCAAGCCCGTGTCCTGGGCCAGGCCGTGGCCGGTCAGGATGCCGTTGACCTGCGCATCCTTGATCTTGGCGTACTTCTTGATCTCCTGCTTGTTGAGGATGACCTTGTCGGCCTTCGCCGCGGCCTTCTCCTCGTCATTGCCGAGGAGCACGTTGGCGTGCTTCGCCGTGGCCTTCTTGGCGTGCAGCGGAGAGTGGATACCTGCGGTGCGCTTGGCCGCAGCCGACTTCGCCTCCGCGCGCTTCGCCCGGTTGGCCGCCAGCTTTTCGGCGCGCGCCGACTCGATGGCCTTCAGCGCACCGGGGGCGTTGACGCCCAGCGACTTCTTCCAGCCCTTGCACGGGCCCGGGTGCAGCGGGTTCTTGCAGAACGTCGAGATGGAGCAGCCCGCATGGGCCAGCTCGAACTCATGCTCGGCCAGCGGACCGACAGCCCAGGCAGACGCGGTGAGCACATGCGTGGGGCGCATCCCGTACAGCAGGAAGCCCAGGCCGAACGGGTCACGGTTCATCGGGCGCTCCGCATGTGACGGTCGGACATGTCGACGTGCTCCCCGGGCTCCACCAGCAGGATCGTGCAGCGGCAATTGATCGTCTCATCCGCGGGCCCCTCGGGGTCGCCCGGATACATCATGGGCGCGCCGCCGATCGTGAACGGCTCCAGCAGCGGCACCCGCTGGAGGTCGCCGCCGCCGGGCTTGGTGTGCGTGTAGCGGGTCCGATGGTCGTGGGTGGCGAGCCAGATCTTCTCCCAGCTGCCGCCACTGGACTTGGCCAGCGCGGTGTAGGAGGCGAACCGGCCGCCGTTGTGCGCGGCGAGGGCCTCGGTCCGGGCGATCGTGATGGCCCTGTTCCGCCAGGTCGCGATGTCGTTCTCCCCGAGAATCTGTTCGATCTTGGCGGCGAGTTCGCCGGGGTGCTGGCCGTCGGCGACCGCGGTGGCAGTGGCGTGCCGGATGTCGGCGTAGACGCTCTCGGGCACGTTGACGAGCCGGTTCCGGGCGCGCCGGGCGGCCTCGCGCGGGCCCGCCATGGCATCGGGATGCCACGGGGGTGCCTCCGGGGTGCCCGCGTACGAGTCGGTCCAGATCTCCTCGATCACCGGCGTGAGGTCGTCGAGCTGCTGATCCCACCACTTCGACGTGGACCACACGCCGTCCGGGTCCGGCCTGCTCAGCAGCCCTTCGGAGGTTCGGCCGGACGGCGCCGAAGAGCCGAACACCGCGCTGCGCAGGCGGACCGCCCACTCCTTGAAGCGGTCCCACAGGGCACGGAACAGCGACGCCTCCGCCGCTGCGATCTCGGTCAGCGCGACGAGCCGCTCCCGCTCCAGGTCATCAGCCATGCCCGACCGCCGTCTCCAGGGTCAGCTGGAGGAAGCCACGCTCGTGCGCGTACCCGCGGACGAGCAGCTCCACGGTGTAGTCCTCCAGGAGCTGCTCCAGGCTGAACGGGTCGAGCGAGAAGTACGAGGCCACCTCACCCGTGTGTGTGAAGGCACCAGCGACGAGCCTGCGCGCGTGGGCCCGGTCGGTGGGCCGGATGCGGGTGTGGAGTTCGTGCTTCGGCACGTCGGCGTACTGGCCCCGGTTCTGCCGGGTGAGCATCCGGCCACCGGCCAGCTCCAGGGCCCGCTTGACGGCCATCTCGGCGGCCGGGAGGAGGGCGGCGGACGCGGTGAGGCCCTGCTGGGCCGGGCTGGCCCCGCCGGAGTCGCTCTGCGGGAGGCCGAGCTGCTGCGCCACCTGCTGGTCGCGGGACTGGCCGCCGCCTGGACTGTCGGGTGCCATGAGCGGGGCTGGGGTCGGCGGTTCGCTGGTCGGCAGGCCGACGAGCTTCGCGTACGACTCCTGCTGCAACAGCGACGGGTCAAGCTTGATCGCCTCCCACGCGCGGGCCGCGGCGATCTCCTCCTCGTCGGGCTTGTCGTCGTCGGAGAAGTTGCCGGACCGGCGGTACTCGTCGCCGTCGATGAGGCCCTTGTCGTACAGCACGCCCGCGTCCTCGAACCGGTTCGGGCGGACGGACAGCGGCGAGACGTCGTACCAGAGGGTGTACTTCTCGGGGTTCTTGACGTTCAGGGCCTTGAGCGCCGGGATCAGGTAGCCCTGGGTAAGGGCGTCGCAGATGCGGCCCAGCACCGGCTGGATGAAGAGCTTGACGCTGCTCTCCTCGATCTGCCAGCCGGACCAGTGGTTCGCGGAGCCCTGTCCGAGCAGCTCGTTGGGGTCCATGTCCAGGCCGAGGGCCAGGCGCCGGATGGCCTGCTCCAGCTTGGCGGCCAGCTCCGTCTGGAGGGGCGTGTCGAAGGTGAGGTGCTCGGGCTTCTGGGCGGCGTCCTGCGGCACCTCCGCCATGATCGGCACGAGGCCAGCCGCGGTACCGGCGCCGGACAGCTGGGCGCGCGCCACCTCCAGGACCATCGACATCAGGTCGCTGATCGTGCCGGGATCGCCGTTGGGCTTCGGGAACGAGGTGCCCGCCGGGAACAGGAGCAGGCCCGCGGAGATGAGCCGCGAGTCGATCTGGCTCATCAGCAGCTGGGAGAGCCGCTCGATCTCGCGCAGCACCGGCAGGACGGAGCGGGCCGGGCTGTCGGCGAGATCCTGGTCCCGCGGGTGCGGCGTCCACGCGCGCAGCAGCAGGTCCCGCTTGGGCCGCAACTCGGTCGTACCGCCGCCCTGCGTCTGCGGGCGCTTGACCTTGTACTGGCTGCCGGTCTTCTTGATCTGGTTGGCGGTGACGACGTACCAGACGTCGGACCTGGGGTTCGTCGCGCCCTCGGCAACGACGTAGCACTCCCCGCCCACGTAGAAGTCGACGCCGATCGTGCGCAGCGCCTCGACCTTCGCGGCCGGGCCGCCGAACATCGTCTCCGCCAGGCCCTGGATGTTGTCGTCCTCGACCTCGGCGCCGGGGGCGCCCTTGTCGTCGATCTCGGCAACGTACAGGCGGCACTGGGAGAGGGCCGCAGCGTGCCGACCAGCGGCGAAGCGCAGCTCACCGCAGATGTCGTAGTGCCGCCAGGCTTCGCGCTGCCAGTCCTGGTCGGAGATCCGGTTGCGGATCACCGATCCCTGGTCGAGCTGGATGGTGGCGGCGGCGGCGACGAGCGCGCGCATGTCCGATGTGCGGTCCGGCATCTGCGGGGTGAGGTTCACCGGCGCGTCCACCACCTGTGCCGGACCGCCACCTGGACGGATGCGGATGCCCACGCCTTACTCCTTGCCCGCGAGGAAGCCGGTGATGTACGAGAACGCCAGCGCCAGGGCGGGCACGAGGAACCAGGGGCTCAGCCCCCACCAGAATATGATCGGCGCGGCGACGGCGGCCACGTAGATGCTGGCGCACCAGGGGCAGCCGAGCAGGTAGGCGGAAAGGGGTGCTTCGGCGTCGTCCTGCATCCGCTCGATGGCCATGACCTTCTGGACCTGGCCGAGCTGGAGCGTGGATTCGTGGCCCATGTCGTGGCCGGGGTAGCGCCGGGCGGCGAACTCGCCTGCCTCTTCGGGCGGGATCGAGTGGGCCCAGAGGCGGACGACGAGCCGGGTGCGCAACGACTCAGTGATCTTGTCGGAGGTGATCAGCCGGGTGACGCGCGCCACGGCCAGCGCGTACACGAAGACGATCACGGCCGGATGCATGACCACAGCGTAGCGGCCCCCCACCCCGAAAGGTGAGAGGCCGCGTGCTGGGAGCCAGAGTGGGGCGGCGGGCCGGAGTCGAACCGACCACTGGCGTATGGGGCTTAGCCGTTCTTCCTGGGTGACGTCACGCCCAGGGGCTCCGGCAGCCTATGACACCCCCACCAGCACCCGGACTTGCACCAGGCACCCTGCGCCGCATGGGGCCCCCCAAATCCGTTTACCGTCCAGGGGGGCTGTGGACGCGCTCCTAGGCAAGGAAGCCAGCGGAGCCTACCACCGCTTGCCGTCGCGCCTGTGGTCCTCACGGAACACGGGACCAGCCGGGCGCTTGTGGAGGATGTCGGCAAGGGCGTGCAGCTGGGCGGCCACGAGGTCAGCGGGGCCAGCAATGCTGACGTCGAGCCCGTTCGGGCCCTCGATGCTGGCCCGGTAGATGGGCGGGGCCGGGTACTGGAGGCCGCCGCGGGTGACGCTCATCTCCGGCATCAGGGCGCCGTAGCGGCCGTCGTCGCCGTCGTCCAGGTCGTTCGGGGTGGTCACGCTCATTGCCTTCTTCCTCCCAGGGCGCTCGCAATCCACAGGACTCCGCCGACGCACAGGACCGACGAGATCCAGAACACCGGCTCGTGCAGGGCGGCGCTCACCGGTCGACGCTGATGCGGATCGACAGGGCGGCCACGACGAGCACGCCCGTGCCGCCCGTGATGAGCGCGACCGGGCCACTGCCCGTCCAGGCGAAGCCGATCGCGGCGAACAGGCCGAACCAGATGGACAGGTTGATCACGTTGCGGATCAGCTCGCGCGTCACGATCTCTCCTCCGGGGTACGTAGCGTGCATGGACACTGTCACGCTCGTCTTCTTCATCATCGCGGCCGTGCTGTTCGGCCTGGCCGCCTTCAGCGTCGTGGTGGGGCGGGTCAACCTCGTCGCCGCGGGCCTGCTCTCGCTGACTCTCGGCTGGCTGCTGCCCGCCCTCATCCACTAGTCGCCCGCCACCTTCGTGACGCCCTCGACCCAGTTGGCCATGCGCGCCATCTCTTCCAGGTGGTCGAGCACCTCGGCGCGCTTGGGGTCCTCCAGGGCGTTCACCGCGGTACACAGGGCGACCCCCGTGTGCCAGTCGACCGCGAACCCCACGCAGGGGTCGGCGCTGCTGGGCTCCTCGTAGCGCTGAAGGTACAGCGTACGCATGTTCTTGCGCCCGATCCGGAGCTTCACCGCATCCTCCGTCCGGCTCCGGCCAGGCATGCCGCGAGGCCGAGCAGGGCAACGATCGCGCCGACGACCACGTGCCCGAGCAGGGCCAGGCCCAAGCCGCACACGAGGAGCAACACGCCACCCGCGAAGATCATGTCCGTCCTCCTGGCTTCCACATGGGTACCGGCCCGTCACACTTCGTGCACCACCACACGCCGCCGCCCATGAGCACCCAGCGGGCCTCCCGGCACCACACGCACCGGCGCGGCGGCTGGCCGGGCGGTCCGGGCCCGAAGGCCGGGTGGATCACCGGAGCCGCCCCACGCGCCACAGGACCCCCAGGATCAGCCACACCAGGGCGCATGCCAAGGGCAGCAGCCCGAACATGACGACCCAGTCAGGCATGTCGAGGGCCTGGGCGACCGCGGCCACGGCGACACCCGCGGTCAGACCCACCACGGCTGACGTCACCGCGCCCGGCAGCCTGACCTTCACAGCAGCCACCCGCCGATGCAGACGTGGCCGTCCGGGTACTGGACCGGCACGGCGCGGGGAATGTAGGTCATCGTCCAGGGCGCGCTGGGCAGCCCGATGGCCAGGTGCTGGATCTCGCGGTGCGGGCAGCGGGCCCGCGCCTCCTTGGCGGTCTTGGGCGTGCCGTCGCCGGGCAGGCCCTGCCGGAGGGTGGTGTTGCGCTCGCGCACGAGGGCCAGCACGTCGGGGTCGAGCGGCTTGAGCTTGCGCGGGAGCGGCTCGCGCTGCTCCAGGGCGTACTCGTCGAGCACGTTGGCGCCCTTGCCGAAGCCGCGGCCTGCGATCTCTACTCTCTCCATGTGCAGCATCGTACTACACGCATTCGCCGCTGTGGCCGTATCGGAGGGTGCAGTCGTCGTCGTGACATTTCGGCATCGGGCCGTACACATTGCGTTGTCCCAGCTGGGAGCACACATTGTCCTTGGGTAGCATGTGCGCGGACGTTGTGTAGGTGAACGTCCAGCCGCGCTGGCCGTCGGCGTCCACCTCGGTCTGTCGGGAGTGCACACACAGGCTCTCGCCGGGGTGGAGCATGCGGAGCTGCCGCTCGATCCAGGCGTCCTCGTTGGCCAGCAGCTCCGAAGTGGCCAGCGAGATCATGCGCTGCATGTACCGCTGGGCTTCCCGGATGTCGTCCGGCGGCTCGGTGAAGCTCCAGTACGTCATGACGTGGGCCAGCCTTCCTCTCGGGCCTCGTGGTCGCTGAGGCCGAACTCCAGGGCGTCCTGGTAGCGCCCGTGCGCCCGCTCTTCGGCCTCGTACAGCTTCCAGGCCGGGTGGTTGTGCCCTTCACCATCCTTGCAGCAGCAGGGCAGGCACCGGCACAGGCCGCCGATCCGCTTGGTGAGCGTGGCGCGGGCCTGGGCCGCGGCGATGGCGTCGTGGAGGTCGTTCACGGCCGCATCCCCACCCAGATCCACCAGACGGCGGCCAGGGCGGCCGATCCGGCAAGGAGGGCCCGCCAGGCCCAGGCGAGCATCACAGCGCCTCCAGGGTCTTGGTCAGGAGCCGCCGGGTCAGGTCGATGTCCATCCCTGGACCGAGGGCCAGCGCGACGGCGAGGCCGTCGCCGTCGGAAGCGGCCGAGACGAGGACCCAGGCGACGCCGTACCGCATCGTGATGTCGTCGGCGAGCGCCTCCTCCTCGTCGGTCCGCTCGCTGATCGTGGGCTCAACGGGCCCGATGTCACTCTCCGTGTCTACCATTTGCCCTCTCCTGAGGTATTTGCCCGATCCCCGTCTGTCTCGGCCCGGGGATCGGGTCCATCCGTACTGGCGAGTAACACGAGTACTCGCCAAGACCGTCACTAAGCGTTACTCGCAGGCGGTTCCGTCGCCGTCCCGGTCCAGCTTCCGGCTGTAGCCCGGGTCGCCCTGGTGCAACGGAGCCGCCCCGGCGGCGCGGGCAGCGGCGCAGCTGGCGTAGTAGGCGCCCTGCTGGGCCTCCGCCGTCCGGGTTGCCTCAATCGAGGCGGGGGGCGTCGGGGCGGCCGTGGTCGGATCGACCGGCGGCGGGGTGAGCGACGGTCCGGAACTGGCAGATGGGCTGACCGAAGGTGCTGGTTTGGGCCGGTCGTCCATGCTTGCGCAGGCCACGGGCCAGCAGAGCGCGTTCAGGCCGACGAGCACGCCCAGGGTCACCTTGTGCCAGGTCTTCCATCGTCTCTCCATGCACCCAGGCTACACGGGGCTACCCCAGCGGGGACAGCGTGGTGACGGGCAGGTAGGCGGCCACGGGGGAGACGGCGCTGACCTCGGTGCGCTCCAGGCTGGCTAGCCACAGACCGGCGTGGACCAGGGCGTCGATGCGGTCGGGGCTGTCGTTGCGGCGGGGCCGGATGGCGCCCTTCACGATCTCCAGCGGCACCCAGGAGATCATCTGGGTCTCCAGGTCGGCGAGGCCCTGGCCGGTGACGTGCCGCCAGCGGCCCTGCTCGTACCGGGCGGCGACGGGCTCCGCGCGCAGCTGCTTGCCGACGTAGCTGTTGACGGTCTTGATCGGGGCGGCCGAGGTGTGCTCGTGGACGGTGCCGCGCAGGGCGCCCGCCTTGCGCATGGCCTTCCACTCCTGGGCGAGGACGTCGAGGACCCAGCGCTTCGCCATGTTGGTTTCGACGATGAGCCACTTGGCGTCGTAGGCGATGAGCATCTCCCAGGCCCTCTTGGCGGCGGCGTTGCCTGCGATCTGCTTGGACCAGTCGCCGAGGACGTAGTCCATGCCGTCCATGCCGCGGGCGACGCAGACGAGGCCGGTTTCGTCTCGTTCGCCGGTGCCTGCGGGGTCCATGCCGATGACGCGGACGGCGAGGTCTGGGAGGTCTCGGGGGTGGACCGGGTGGATGTCGTCGAGGGACCACATGGCACCCTGGATTTCGCGGATGAGTTCGCCGAGGAGTTCTTGTCGGCCGAGTCTCGTGCCGTGATAGCGCAGGTGAAGCTCTCGCATGATGGGTGCGGGGAGGTTCCCGGCATTGTCGTAGGTCGATCCGTTAGTGATGACCACCGATCCGTCGCGGCGGTCCTGCCACTCGACGAGCTGCATCACCAGCTTCGGAGTTGTGGCCACTACTACGCGGGGGTAGTCGCCGGGCAGCTCGGCGCGCAGGGACGGGGCGATGCCCTCGATCCAGGAGCCGTCGGGCTTCGGCCACTTCGCGAACTCGTCGAGCCAGGCACCGGCGGCGTTGTAGCCACGGCCGACGTCCTCATCGTCGGCGCCCTCGATGTAGACGACCTGGGCCTCGTTGCCGCGCTCGTCCCACAGCTGGATGTAGGGCTTGGCGCCGCCGTAGACCTTCCACCGGCCGCCCTTGTCGAGCTTGCTGCGCCGTTCGGGGCCGAGGAGCCGTTCGAAGACGCGGCCGATGCCTGCCGGGCCGCGCACGCAGAGGCGCAGGCCGTCGGTCAGGGTCTCGGCGATGATCAGCCACTCGGTACGGAAGCCCGAGAGGTCCTTGGGGTACTTGAGGACGCGCTCGGCGAGCCACTCGGCGGCGCAGCGGGTCTTGCCGAAGCCGCGGCCTGCAAGGAGGAGCCAGACGAACCAGTCGCCGCCGGGGGCGGCCTGCTCGGGGCGGCGGGTCCACCACCACTCGTCGCGGGCGATCTCGGCGAGGGTCGGCGGCGGCTGGTCGGCGAGCCACTGGCCTTGGACCTCCACCGGCCAGGAGGCGACCTCGGACTTCCAGGAGCGGGACATGCGTCGAGGTTAGGCGATCAAGCCCGTCCAGCGACGGGGCGCAGCGCACAGGGCGTGCTGCTCGCGCATGAAGCGGGCCTCGTCGGTCGTGCAGAGTGGTGCGCCGTTGCTGTCGGTATGGATGTCGTGCGGGCCGGTCTTCCAGCAGCGGACCATTGCCCAGCCGGTGAGGGTCGGCCAGACGATCTCCTCGGTGCAGCTCATCGCGGCCTCCGGGGGGCCCAGATCCATGCGTGCGGGCGCAGGTCGATGTCTGCCCAGGCGCGTTCGGCGGCCCGGCTGAGAGCGCCACCCGCTCCGGCAGTCCACATGGTGGGTCGGTAGTAGCCGGTCGGCGGGTGAGCCGGGGACGTGGGTAGCTTCTGGCACCAGCGGACCAGTGCAAGGTGCCCCCGTCGGCGGGCGCGCTTGCTCATTCGGTCTCGCGGTCAAGCCAGGCCATGACGCCGTCGGCGGTCTCGGCGTCGTTGCGGACGGGCCGGGGGCGGCTGACGTGCTTCAGGATGTCGTCGGTCATGGCGCGGACCACGGGGTGGCTGGTGGGCAGCTGGAAGGTCGTCACCGCGCCGGTCTCGGTGTCGACGGTCTCCAGGGTGGTCATGGGCTCGTCGAGGATGGTGTGGGCCAGGGTCTCGATGGAGCGCCAGCGCTCCTCGTAGTCGTCGGGGTCCTCGATCAGCTGGCCGGGGTCGGGCTGTTTGCCGTCGCGGTTGGGCATGGTCATCTCCTCCTGGTGGGTGCGAAGACCAGGCTACCGAGGCCGAAGGCCAGGAGCCCGGCAACGAGCAGGGCGGGCGTGGTCAGCTCTCCCCAGTAGTGGGTGTTCTGCCCGGCGCCGAGCAGGGTGACGAAGGTGGCCATGGCGGTCAGGGGGATGGTGATGGCGGCCGTGAGTAGCGTGCTGCGTCGATGTCTCATGCGCGCTAGTGTGCGGCAGGGCAGACGATTCTGTCCAGTCACGATGCACGAGATCACGCCCGGAGAGCGGCCACGTACCGATCTTGCATGGGCTTGCCCAGCCGGGTGTTCAGGATGCCGTGCTCCAGCCGAACGGCCCCGACGTGCACCATCAGGCCCGAGGTGCGCATGAACCACTCGCCGAACGCCCAGGCGTAGCGAAACTGCTCGTGACGCTGGCGCTCCAGCTCCTCGGCTCCCGGCTCGGTGGCCAGCAGCACGGCGCGCGGGTAGTGCCGCCTGAGCGCGGCAAACCGTGTAGCCAGGTTCGATGAAGTCCCGATCTTGACCCGCCGCGACTCCCGGTCTCCGACGTAATACACCACGTCATCGACCGGGAGCAGCTGGCGCACGTCAGACCACACGGGCAGGGGAGGCCTGGCGGACCCGCTCCTCGCGCCGCTGGCGGGCGCGGATGTAGTCCAGGCCCTTGGGCGTGACGAGCGTGGTCCCCCTGGTGATGACCTCGGGGGTGCCGTCCCGGTGGACAATCGGCACGTCGGCCGACTTGACCACGAACCGGGCTGCGTGGATGTGCTCCGTGTAGGGCCGCAGGTGGTCGGAGTGGCCGGGCCGGATGATCAGGACCTTCCAGCCCCCGAGCAGGTTGATCAGCTGCTGGCGGCCCATCTTGAGCAGCTGGGCGGCCGTGGCGAGGGGGAAGGCGCCCGCCTGGTCAAGGAAGGCGTCGTAGGCCTCGACCTTGGGCAGGGCGGCGCCCAGCTCGCCGAGCGTCGCCGTGAGCTTGGTGTCCAGCGAGGCGGCCTCCTGGACGACGACCTCGCGAAGCTCGCGCTCGGCCTGAGCAGTGCGCTCGGCAGCCTCCAGGGCGCGGGTCTGCTTGGCGGCCAGTTCCAGGGCCTCCGCGAAGTTCTTCGGTAGGTCGAAGCCGGTGCGCTGGGCGGTCTCGGCCCAGCGGGTCGCCGTGGCGAAGTACGTCTGGGCGGCGGCGATCTCCGGCTTGCGGGGGTCGCCGTTCATGGCGACGAGGTACGCGCCGAAGCGGGACAGCTCGAAGTTCACCCGCGGCACCGCGGCTACCTGTCCGTTTCCTCCCAATTTCCCGGCGCCGGGAAGGTCAGTGACCTGCCGGAAGTTCCGGCCGACCTGCTGGCCGGAGTTGCCGCAGGCGGCCTGCGCGCGGATCACGGCGTCGTAGAAGCGCTCCCACTTCTCGTAGCCGAGGTGCGGCATCAGCTCCCGGCCCAGCCAGTACTCCCGGCCGTCGGGGTCGGTGTGGCGCAGCGCGTCGAAGGGGCTGTCTCCCGGGGAGACGAGGATGTCGGTACCCTGCATGGTGGCGGGCTCCTTACTGGTCGGGGGCCGTAGCCCACGCCTTCCGGCGGCGGACACCGCGCGGTCGTGCACAGCATAAAGCGACCCCCTGACACTTTTCGGAGCGTCAGGGGGTCGCGCTACTTCATGATCTTGTAGGCGCCGACGGCGACGAAGGCCGCCGCGATCAAGCAGAGCAGCCCGTCCCAGATGCTGACCGGGTCACCGGTGAGCCAGCCCCTCACTTCCGGCGCCTCCCTCGCCCGGCGTAGATGTAGGACACCCACCAGGGGGAGCCGAAGAAGACGAGGAAGACGACCAGGGAGATCAGCGGGTGGGCGGCGACGACGTGGAACAGCATGTCCACGATGCCGCTCAGGGGCGTGGTCACTTCCGCCCCCCGGTGAGCAGGCCAGCGATGATCACGACCAGCACGCAGGCGGCGAAGATCAGCAGCCAGGGGAAGAAGAGCGACCCGAGCACGAACAGGGCCAGGATGTACCAGGGGCTGCGCCGCATCAGCTGGCCATCCGATCCAGCACCAGGCAGGCGATGGCGGCCACGGTGAGCAGCACGGCCATGAACGTCCCCATCTTCTGGCTGGAGCGCTCCCGGGCGAAGGCGCCGGACATGCCGGAGCCGAACGCGGCCAGGGCTAGGAGCACGCCGAGGACGGTGTAGAAGTGCACGTATATCCCCTCTCTACGGGATGAGGTGCAGGTAGTGGGCCCCGATCAGGACGACCAGGACGACCGGGATGGCGGCAAGGGGGTGGATGCGGCGCCACAGGAGCAGCGCCGAGCCGACCATCACCACCGTCAGGACCGGGATCACCGGCCGATGAGGGCCAGGATGCCGAAGGCGCCCCCGAGCAGCAGCACGCCGAGCATGAGCGCGGCCATCGCCTTGCCGACCGACCGGAAGGCGTTGGTGAGCCCCCAGTAGAACGCGGCGAACGCGGCCAGGACGAGCAGTGCTCCCACGAGTATCATGTAGCCTCCCTTGTATACCGTGACCACACAAGTGTATTATGGGTTGACATCGAGCGCAAGGGGGAACGTGTGCGACTGGTCGCGGTTCTGATGCTGATCTTCGGGTTCGCCTGCATGGGCCGGGGAGTCTGGGTGGTCTGGCACGGCGGGACGGTAACCCAGTTCGTCTACCTGGAGCTGGCCGCCCTGCTGCTGGTCGGCGGCGGAGGCTTCATCTGGGAGAGCGGCAAGAAGTAGGTCACGATGGCAGGTACGGCGCGGTCCTTCGGGCCGCGCCGTTTCCGTCAGGAGGGCCATGGCAACGACACCGCACCACGGCCGGGCAGCGTCCGGCCAGCGCGAGTACTTCACCTGCGGGCAGCACCAGAAGCTGGCGTACCCGCGCCGCGACGATGCGCGGGCCGCGGCCCGTCGGCTGTACGACCGCGGCGTCCGCGAGTACGGGTGCAGTGCGCACCCGGGCTGCTGGCACATCGGGCACATGCCGCCGTGCGTCCGCCGGGGCGAGATGACCGCGACCGAGTTCTACGACCTGCCGAAGCGCCAGCAGGCCCGCCGGTGGGCCCAGGAGACGGCGGAGGGGCCGGGCACGAAGCCCGGCCCCTCCGCGACCGCCCCCGCGGCCCGAACCCCCAGACGGCGATCCTAGCGGGCCTGGAGGGCCTTCAACTGCCGGGCCACCGTGGTCATGTACTCGCCCGCGGCCTCCAGGGCGTCCGCGTTCTCGATGAAGATGGCAATGCCGTCCTCGGGGGTGTCGAGGTCGGAGTCCGCACCACGGGACACGCCGACCCGCACAGCCGGGGTCGACGGCGACCCGCTGCCCATCAGCGCGGTGAGCGCGATTTGCAGCTGGACCCAGGTGCCCGCGTCGTCGCGGGTGTACTCGAACGGCAGCAGCGGAGCCGCCGGGTCGGGCTCGCCGCGCTGGGTGGCCTCGTACTCGCTGATCCGCGGGTCGTAGGGCACGACGGAGCCGAAGTCGGACAGCAGGCCCTTGGCGTTGGCGATGGTCTCCTGGAGAACCTCCAGGGCGACGCCGGTGCGCGGTCCGCCGCCGAGCGCGAGCGCCCGGTTGGAACGGACCAGCACGTCCTCCAGGTGCGTGAAGACGAGGCTCTTGTCGCGGCCCGCGGGCAACAGCTCGTGCAGGTGGGTCGCGAGGAGCGCGACGAGGAGCCGGGCGGCCTCGTGGCCGCGCTGCTTCAGTTCGGTGTCGGCGGGGTGGAAGCCCACGCCGTCCAGCCAGTCGGCCAGGTTGATGTCCCGGGCCGGACCCGGATGCTTCGCTTCGGTCATCGTCTACTCCCTGTAGATGGGCGTTGCCGGTGCGGTGACGACCGTCAGCACGGGGTCAACCCATGCCGTCGGCCCGGTGTTGGTGTTGCGGATGACGGCACCGTTGGGCACGTCAACCCACTGCTCGCCGCCACCCATCTCAGCGGTGACGGCGACCTTGGCCTTGACCGGCCATCCGGCCTCGGGCGTGCCGGGCGCCGCGTCGCGGGACGGCGGGGTCACGGCGACGAGCGGCAAGAGCGCCTCGTCCTTGCCCCAGTCGGCGATCTCGCGGGCGCGCTCGGGCGTGCCGTTCCACGTCATGCGGGACGGCTTGTTCTCCTCGACCGGCTGACGCTGGCCAAAGGGCATGGCTACCTCCTGAAGTTGATCGATATGGCGGCGGCCGTGACCGCCACGATGGTGACGGCCACGGCCGTATTGGCGGGTAGGAAGAGCCAGCTCAGGCAGGCCCCGGCGAGTGCGAGGATGAGCACCAACGTCCATGTACGGCGCATCGACCCATCCTT